GCAGCAGTTTTATCCATCAACTCCTCTTCCATTAGGAAGAGGTGAGAGGGAGCCAATGAGTGGACAGGAGTGTAACTCCTAGCGGCAAAGCCGTAGGGTACACTACTGCGTACTTCGGACGTCATAACGACGTTCGGCTCCTTGTTGGGTCCGAAAATGGACCAACCAACGTGCCCTTGGGCAGGATGGTATGCAACAGGGATAGACCAGGCCTCTTGATCTCCGAAGGCACGTAAGTGCCATAGGAAGAGAGACCTTGCGCCAGCTGTTTTCCGGACGAACCTTGAGAGTCCACCCTTACCTACAGCTCTTGGACCATATCCCTTAAACATGGGTATCTGGCCTTTGTTGTAAATTATACCTTTTAGGTAAGCATCATGGGGGTGAATAAACACTCCCGACCGAGTATCCTCATTATAAGGTACAAGGCGAAGCTTATTCTCACGGATCAAATTCCAGCAGTATTTCCATAGCTGGCCGTGAGGGAGACAGATGGCCAATAGGCCATTGATATTATGGGCAAGCGTCGAGTGTTCGACAAACACTGTCTTACCATTCGATAAGCGTTTCCCTTCCGTCCGAAGATAGAAGGGTGTGCGTAACCTACCCATATACCAGTCTCGTCCACAAGACTCCCGGAAACCGGGAGCATCACTGAAGAATGACTTTTCAGTGTTCAAGTGGAACCCAAGGTACCGCAGCAGGCGAAATAAATCCGCTACAAGCTCAGTCTCCACGATGATATCATCACCGTAGACTTGATATTGTACACTGCCTATTGCACGGCAGGCTGCTGTGAAGATTAATGTTTCGAGGGAAAATGTAAAACCATTCCCCATAGAGGAAAACTTGCTATAAGCTTTCACCCTACCTTTCCACATATACCCTTTTGACCGGAGGTCGTTTAATAACATAAACCACGCAGTCGGGAGTCTGCTTGCAACAACATTTATTGCAAGTGTATCCGAGGCCATTTTAAGGTCCACGGTCGCCAAGCCTCCAGTTTCGGAGCCAAACTTGGCTTTCTCCTGATTAAGGGTCTGGTTTCTCAAGTCTATACCCCATTTCTTAAGCGTTCTCGTTAGGTACGAGTTAACAGCTAATTGAAGGGGTAATGCATGAGTAGGCTCACAAGCAATTGCTCTATGAGTCTTCCAGTTCTTCGGGACAAACTCTACTCGATTAATTGAGCAGACTTTGAATTTAACCGATTCTAGCGCAACTCCCCAAAACTTAAGGAGAGGTCTTAAGTACTTAAAACATCCCGCCGGAGCCGTCATCCTTCCTGAAATTTTCAAGAAAGGATTCGAGCGCATGCGAGACCTGTCCTCGGTAGCACCATCAGTGAGTCGCACAAACTCTGGGAGTTTGTGTAACAACGTCTTCGTATCCCCTAATAGGTTCGCAATATCGCGATCCATATGTTGGAGCCAATCCCTTAAATCAGGGTCCAATCTTTCCGGAAAACGCTCGTAGAAATCGATGCGTTTATTGGTGATGGAACAAATGCGCTCTGCACGCTGAAAATTTACCTCAGCTGCCTTGAGACATTTCTTATCATCTACGAAGGTGTCGTTCTTAGAAAAGAACGACATCAACTGGCGAAGAAAATGCCAGTTTTCGTGATCGGGCTGATACTCTGCCCGTTCCACTGATGAAGCAAGGTCTTTGATGGACCTCGCCCTTAGATTACCGAGCAACCTCTTAACGAGGTGACTGGGCAATGCATGGTGCGCGTCAGCTACATATAGACGTGCGACCTCAAATGTATCGAGGCCCACCACATTGTGTGGTTGTTTCGCCTTTGGCTTCATTTACAGAAACCTCCATTATCCTACCCCGACACAGAGGCCCGGGTTAGTTAACATAGAGTCACTCAGTACTGCCACTGTAAAGTAGGCAGCCATAGTCACTACAACCAAGCCTCCACCAATCCCCAAAACGGAGATGACGAGGAGCAAGGCATCTTCGAGCCATGCGCACATCCTGTGCAAAGGGTTCGAATATTTCATGACGTTAAGCGACGTACTTCTGACTGTTCACCAAGTCGGTGAATTCGTCGGAAGCGATGATGTCGCGGAACACGACCAAGGCAGCAGAAACATCTGCCGCATCACCGTTAACTGGATAACGAACAGTAGAACTGATCGCAACTTTAGACTGGAGGGGATCACCCGCCGAATCTGAAGTACCGTAAATCACCGTGATCACCGACTCTTGCGAGGCGGTAGAAGTCGCGGCGACCTTCCTCTTCTGTATTACCAGTTGAGGGGCTTGGACAGTGTGTCCACTCAGTGCAAATGTCCGAGAGTTCTCTTTATCAGAGAATTCTTCGAGTACCGTTGTCATAGCGGCCATTTGAATAATTCCTATCTTAGGAGTTAGAAAATGCGTTTGCTCAACAAGGCAGCGGCATCTAAAATGCGTTTGCTCGAGAGATTCACGCGGATTTGCGGAGCTAGGGATACTGAACCCCTTGGAACAGGGGTACGCCTTTTAAAGGAACATCCAGAGTAGGAAGTTCCAGAGGCGTGAGGATTACTGGCATAAGTGCCAGTACCAGCGGTGACATTCACCACCTGGGATTTCCCAGTTTCTTCGTAGTACTCTCCCCTCGTGAGCGTGACCTGTTTTGCACCTTGCAAGACAGACCAGGCCTTGAGGACATCGCCTATCGACACGAACCAGTCCGCTACAAAGGAGTAGGGGACAAGCTCCCACGCCGTAACCGCAAAACTTGCGAAGGCGTTAAGAGTGTTCGCTTCCACTAGGACGGCACATGTGGCGTTAACACTCAGTTTCCTATTGACCTCATTTAATGTATCATGAGTGACATAGTAGCCTGAGAAATGCGACGTTGAGGACTTAATATCCGCAAACGTTACATTAGCCCTACCGGTTCGTATTTCCCGGAAGGGTGTTTCTACAAAGTCGGATATTGCTGCCATATCGTATAGCAGTATTCTCCAACCGTAGCGCCATTCGAGCCAAGCATCAGCTGCCGCCTTGGCAGTATGCTTTCCTCCTCGAAGAGCCTGAAGTATCAACTTCTTAGCTCTTTTGCGAGCACCAAGTATCAACCCGACTGTTTGGTGAGCCTCCGCAAGGAGGGTCAACACATCCAAATCAGGAGATGCATTAGCAATCGCAGTTTGTAGGACGCTGTTAAAATCGAAGCTCTTTGTGAGCTCGTCAATAGCAACATGCACATCAGATAAGTAGATCGACGCACCCGTTACTCCACGCCGCGGAGCTTTACTATATGTATAGCTCTTGGACGGCGATGTATAGGTACCACCATACGTGCCCGGAGGCCTTTTCTCAAAGGAATCCAGTCTCGTATATGCTCGCTGGGGAATAAAATCTCCGCGTGCAAGTTTCTTTGTGAACTCACCAGTTTTGTGAGCCTCATAGAAACCGTGTTGTCTACTTACCAGCTGATCCGGAGTATAATAATCATCCGGACAAGCAGAACCCGAGATATAGGTATAGTCATTTAAGACGTCTACCACAACATCGGGTTTGGAATAGTCTCGGAAAATCCAACCGGGACTTGCCATGATGTGCTCCTACGTAGGGCATAAGCCGCAATTTCTCATGCCGCTTTAGGCTCTTTAATAGAGAACGGGTTTTCAATCCGTCCGAGAACGCCAC